GGATTAGCTGTATCGGTTATTGAAGTAGTTGCTCCACCAGCTTTTGATGCGAGCATATCCTTAGCTTTTTTACCACCAAATCCTGCACCAATTTGTTTATCACTTAATCCACCTTTTCTTGCTTTAGAAAGTGCATCCTGTCCAAACAATCCCATAAACTTCTGGCCGATACCACCAACAATACCTTTCATACTACCACCAATATCTTTGATATTGAATCCCATTTGCCCTAAAGCAACAGCACCACTACCTAATCCTTGTACTAATGAGAATGCTTGTTCACCAACCCCTTTAAGGGTTTCTTTCATTTGTTCATACTGAGTTAATTGGATTTGCCCATTTTTACCCAACTTATCAGCATTATCAGCCATCTTTTGGAATTCTTCCACCGATACACCTAATAGTGCTGCGGTTTGTTTCTTTTGGAAGTAATCCATTCGGTTGAATTCCTCAATACCACCTAATGCGGAAAGTGTTTCTCTTACTGAACCACCAATATCACCTTCGTATGCCAATGCTCTAGCTCTATCTAAGTTGATATTTCTACCCAACATTGCACCTAATTCTAATTCTGCGTTGATTGATGATTCAAAATCCAATAGATTATCTGTAATACCACTAAGGGTTTTCATACTAACACCCAACTTACCAGCAGCAACAGCAGCTTCAGCTATGTTCTTACCACCATCCCTACCATAGAGTGCAAACTCTTCAGCAGATGCTGCTACATCAGCCATCACATCATTGGGAACTAATCCATTTTGTTGTGCTAAGTTTCTGGTTGATACAATCAGGTTTTCAGCAGTTTCAGCTGAACCATCATTCAAACGAGCAAATGAACCAACCATCGATGCAACCTCACCAGTACTAACTCCGAGGTTTTTAGCCATCACATTAGTGTTCAACTGAGTTTTTAGGGATACATCGTTTAATCCTCCAAATTCCTTTGAAAGTGATTTAGTTGTTCCAACAGCATCTTCAAATACTGTCCCAAATAAAGTTGTGGATATATTTGATGATGATAATAACGAACCACCTAATTGTCTTGATGTTTCTAATAATTTTTTACCAGCAACACCAGCTCCAATTAAAGCTCCACCCAATACCCCACCAAAAGTTGATGTAAGTAATGATGCGGTTTCTAATATTCCACCAATGGTATCTTTTATACCATCATAAACATCTTTTTGTTTTTGTAAAAAATCTTTTTGTTTGTTGGTGAGTTGAGATTGAGTTTTAGCTAATGTATTTTGTTGGGTTAGATTTTCAACTATATGTTGATTTTCATCACTTATACTAGCCAATACACGCTTCTGCATATCGTATTCTGATAATAAAGCGGCTTGTTGTAAAGTATCTTCTCTACTTAATTGGGCCAATTCTCTATTAATTTCAGCAGCTCTACTTATAGCTGCTTCTTGTTTTGCAGTTAATCCTTCTGCTTTTAATTGGGATAATATTCTATCTCTATCTTTTTTAACTAACTCATCATAGATAGAACCCATTGATTTTAGAGATGATTCTTCTGAAGCAAATCCTTTGATTCTTTCTAAATTTACCTGTCTAAGTTCATTAGCTAGATTTTTTATTTCTTGCTTTTGCCTAACAGTGGCTTTGATTTTTTCTTCAATAAGCATGTTTTGAGATTGCTCAATTCGTTCTAAACGCTTTTGAGCTACCTCAATCTCTTTCAAGATTTCCAGCCTACCTCTTAAATCATCAGCCATATAGATTTATTATTTTTTAGATATCTTAGCTAAAATAGCATCTAATTCATCTTTATCCTTTTGGATTTTTTCCATTACATCGGTTAATTCCTTCGGAACACCTGCTTTTTTTGCCTTATCTAACATTCTATTAGATGCGTTTTTTGATAAACCATCAAAGAATGCATCAGAGAATCTTTTGGCTGCGGAAAATAATCCTTCGTTTACGGTTTCTTTTTTCATAGTGAATATTCCCATTTATACATCTATAAATATAAGATATAAAAAAAGTGAAGATTATCGTCTAACCTTCACTTTTGATTTTTGTTCCATCTTTTTATATTCTTCGGATTCCTTTTTCTTTAAGTCAACCAACTTTTTGAAGTAGAATTTTCTCCATTGGATTGGCATAAAGTAAACATCTCTCCAAGTAAACCCATTACCAAAGTTGAGCATTTCCCAAATTTGGTTATGAAGTTGTATCGAGTAATCACTCGGTAGGGTAAAAAAAGCTAATCCCAAATGGGATATCAAGTGCCTCCGTCTCACCAGTTAATTCTGATGTGAATTCAAATGTTAAATCCATATCAGGGCTTAGTTCTTTTACATATTTTCGGAATGCTTTAGTATCTAATGCAAGGAATTCGTTCTGAACCCATTTAGTGATGAATCCTCTATCAGAGTTTCCATCTACGGATTGAATCATATATTTCAAACGAGTGGTTACATCAAATGATTTCTCACTCTTACCTTTGTATAATCTTTCTAACGCTTGGGTTTCTTTGGCAATCTCAGCCTCATCACCATGTGTTAATAACTTAAATTCCAACTCTTTTCCAGATTTTGGAAGTTTGAATTTGTATCGGTTTTCACCATTTAACAAACCTTCGTTGAAATCTTTAGTTTTAACTTTAGATAAATCAACAACTACTTGCTGAGGTTCTAATGTAAATGGGTCAGTTATCTCTACTTGGTATTCTGCACCATAACCCAATACTCTCGTTGCCAAAAGAATTGCGTTTTTATCACCAATGAAAATATCGTTGATGTTTACATTTGGTTCTACCACTACCGATTCGAAGAGTTTGTCTAAAACTACACCCTTTTTGATTAAGGATTGAGAAGCTAAGATATCTTCTTCTCTTGCAGTCATGTATTTAATTTCGATATTACCTTTTCTTAGGGGATGTCCTTCTGGATATACCAACCCCTTAGATGGTAAATCAATGATTTCCGTTGGAAAATCGAACTTTGTATCGCTCATAATAAACCTTTATTTGTTTGTATATATAAGTATATCAAAATAAAAAAGTTAAAAAAAAAGGTTCTCACATAGAGAACCTTCTTTTCAAATATAATAAATTGATTGTATTTTAGAATTCCAAAATAGCGTAATCGTATGCTAAAGTTAATTCAATTTCAGCAGGGTCATTAGAGGAGAAATCTAAATCACTAAAGTTAGCCGATGCAATGAATGCACCCTTTAACTTCCATTGCTCAATCTTATCACCAACAGGACCTAACATATAGAAATCGATATCCTTTTTGTAGAAATCAGCGTAGCCCTTTCTACCAGTTAAAGATTCGTATCCCAATCTCACCCATTCCATAACCTGTTGTGCTCCAGAAGGAACAATCGGGTCATACAATGTGATTGTGATATCCTGCCACTCACCCTTACCTTGCAATTTGCGGTAAGTGTTAATGTGGTCCAACTTCACAGTTTCGAAATTGATTGAAGGTCTTGCCGCTGTTTTGATTAAGTAAGATTGAATACCATCAATCTCCATAATATAGCGATTCTTCATCTTCGGTTCGAAGTTGGTGAAGAACATTTCGTTAAATTCTAATACTTCTGCCATTTTGTTATTTTCTCCTTTATATACTAATAAATATTAGTTTTTGTTATTTTTAATTATGCTGAGAACGATGCTCCAGTTGGTAAGATGTTGAAATCAATTACGATGAATTCAGCGGTCTTAGTTGGTTGTAGGAAAATCTGTCCAGCTAAAATGTTTCTATCAACTACATCCGGTGTGTTATTGGTTTCATCCATTACCACTTTGAATGCGTATAAACCTTGTCTTTGTTGGATACCCTCTAAGTAAGGTTGTACGGTATTGATGAATTTACCTCTTGTCTGAGCGGTGTTTTGTTCGAACACTAAGAATCTAGAAGTAGATGCTACGAACTTCTTAACAGTGATTAACAATCTTCTTACATTGATTCTATCCAATGCTGATGATTTATCTTGCAATGTTTTCTGTCCGAATGCCACAATACCTTGTCCAGGGAATGCTGCGATTGGGTTTACTTTGTTTTCGTATAAAGTATCTCTTTCAGAGTGTGTCAATCTATTAAGAACTGAAACTGCTCCTACGATACCACCTCTATTCAAACCAGCAGGTGCGAACCATTCAGCTGCGATAGCGTCATTTGCTGCGAATACAGCTGGCATCAATACTGATGGTGGAACAGTTACTAATTTGTTAGTGTTCGTATCAACTGTCTTAACCCAAGGGTAATAAGTTGCTGCGTAGTTTGAATCAACTGCGGTTGCCTGTGTGGTTGCCTCAGCGATTGTATCATCGAAATCGTTGAAATCAGCGATGTAGAATGCATCTTGTCTATCTTCAACAATATCAATTGCTTTTGTAGTTACTGATGGGTGTAAGCTTCTTACGATACCTGGAGTTACCAACATATTGATATCCCACTCATCAGGATTAGAAATTGCGTTTAATGCTTTAGTGTATGCTACTGAACCACTAGCGGTTGCTGAAGAACAATTGAATCCTTGCGTATTTGCTACTCCCCAATCGTTATCACCAGCTTTAGCGATTCTAATTGCTGGAGATTGTCCATCGAATCCACTTTGGAATGCTAATGAGAATTGTCTCTTAACCATATCAGAAGAATCTGAACCACTCATTTCGTAAGAAAGTTGAGAATCAAATCCGAAGTCCACATTTGAACCAGTAGATGCGTTGTTAGGAAGTGGTGCCAAATAGTTAGCGTTATCCAATTTAACACCAGCGGTTTCGAAATCGAAACCAGCGTAGTAGATTGGAGAACCAGCAGTATTACCAGAAGATGCTGTTTGATAAACAACAGCTGGTACTAAAGTTTCAGTTCCACCTACATAAATTGGGTTAGTGTATGCTCCATGAGCGAAAGGTGCTGCTGATACAGGATATTGTCCCTGTGCTACAACTTCTACTCTTACATATTTTGAGTTATTTACCCAATCACCATTTTCAGTAATTTTACCATTTGAATCGATAGTTAAATATCTATCACCGATTCTTCTAGCGATAAAGTTTGGAGATGATGGGTCTAAGTTTACATTATTAAATGTTTCCAATACTGATTTTCTTTTATCAGTATCAGCGAATGAACGAATTGTTACAGAGAAAGTTGAGTAGTCAGTACCACCATCTTCACCTGCTGCTTTTACATTGGAGATTGAAACCTTAAATCTAGTGTTCTCATTGTTACCA